TACATCTGTATTATATATATTATCTGACGTGAACGGGCTTGATAGTCCCCCTCCACCGCCTTTTGTACCGAAAGTTACCTCGCTTGTACTAAGCATATGCCTCTATCCTGTAGTCCGTATTAGATGAGTGGATAAGCTGTATGCTATGTATATCCCTCCTGTATACCTTGTATTCGTCTGTTTTGAGCGTTATAGCGTCGCTAAACGTCGTCCCGTCTACTGATATTTTGTAGGTTAGGGTGTTTGACCCATCGTTTATAAGAAAGACGTTCTTTGCATTCGCACTAAGCCCTGCATTTATGTTTATTGTCGTATTTGTTGTGAGTGTTCCCTCAGATACGAAGGGTAAGCTGCCATCGGCGGCCGCCTGTACTTCATATGGCCCCTTTTTTGGTGGTGCTCCTGCCATCATCTGAAATTCGTTCATACTATGTAATAAATGGTTGTAAGTCGGCTTCCGCTTGTGCTAGTTCTTGTTGTAGTGCATGCCTTCTGGTAGCGATATCTGTATATTCTGCTACTACGTCGAGCGTGCTTAGCTCATTGTTCCTTTTATTCAAGGCCACACGTCGTATTTCACCGATTGAATCCTGAAAATTCTCAGCGAAGGCGATGATTCTCTTCATTTTCTCTGCATCAGACGGGTTTGTTGAGAGGACAAGTGGGTTAATCTTTAACAAATTGAACAATTTAGCCCCCATTTCCACGTCACCAACGCCCGTTTTGTCAAATGCTGTGTCGTTTGCTTGCATATTACGAAAGTAAGTCAATCCATTGGTTCGCAATGGACTCCCAATCATATTTTATCATGTTTTGACGCATCTCGTCTCTTTCTGCGTCAGTAGGGGGGTTTTTCAGTGCTTTTACGCATGCTTTTACCCATTCTTCCCGCGCCTTCACATCTTGTAGTCCGAAGTCAAATGCGTACGGTTTACCCCAATTTTCCTTATCTACATCCGTTTTCACCTTCACTCCGTGCTGGATTGTCTCGTTTAGAGCGGCAAAGTCTGTAGCAACTGGCACTGCTCCTGCTGCTTGAGCCTTTCGTGCAGATATACAGTCAATCTCAAAGAACGCTGTAGGATATGCGAATACCCCAGCTTTTTGGTAGAGCTTTGCTACGTCTTTGTGTCCAATACGTCCAAGTGCTGTTACCCCGTCCGTCTCCTCAATCTTCTTAACGAGTTCTTTCTTCCATTCACCCTGCTTAGAGTGAGATGCGTGAACAGAATCAAACACATGGAATCCATATGCCCACTCCAGCCTTGCTTCTGGTACTTCCTTCTTTACCTCTGCGAATAGGTCTACTAGCGTCATCATTGACCTGTCTGGTGATGATGTGTTGATGAGTAGCATTGGATCTCGCTCTTCATCGCCCTGCATATCCTTCCAGTGGATACCATTTTGTACCACCTTGAACTTGTCGTCCGGCACTTCAGGGAATAGCTCTCTGTGAGCCATAGACTTAACGAGAATAGTGTCTACACGGGCAATCCTTCTCTTGTTCAGCTCTCCTGCTGGGATCACGTCATGTAGGTCTAGTAGCACCTTCTCCGAGTTGATCTCATGGTCTAACGCTCTCGCTGATCGCCAAAGAATCACAGCATCCTGTTTATCGCGATAGTTCCACATCCAGAACGGCTTATAGGTAACTCCGCCTATTTTGCTCTCAGAACCGCCGCAGTTGTTGTATACCGTAACATTCCACCCATTCGCCGCAAAAGCCTCTGAGAGGTTAACTACAGCCTCCTCAGAGCCTCCTAGCCCCTTGGTTCGTGCTGTTTCACCGTCCCATTGCTCTTCTGTATAGCCACAGTAGTACACAAGGTCTTTTCCTGACGACTCCGTCTTCACTAGATTTTCATTCCGCAGTTTGCATACCATCGGGTGACTTTGCATCTCTATAGGTAATGCATCAATTGCTTTTCGTAGCTCCTCACCTTCCAGATCCTTAATCTTCTCTATTTTCTTATAGTATTCTTCATACATTTCTGCTCGTTCGGTCATCCGCTCTACTCGTTCCTTGAGTTGTTTATCCTTCGGCATGATCTCAGCACAAGCCTGCAGTGCCGCAAGTGCCATTGCAGGCATCTCTAGTCTGTCGTAAACGGCTGCAAGCATGTGAAGAGGTATGTAGTCGTATGCTCGGGGGTTATACACGATCATTCGAGAATACGGCTTATCGTGTCCGTGGCTTATCTGAGCAAGCCCAAGAACAATGTAATCTCTCGCTTCCGCCAGTCTATCAAGGAAGTAGCAAGATCGCCCCGCCATGTGATAACCGTCAGGGAATGTTGGGCGCATACCAATAGCAATGCGAGCGTGATGTAACGCCTCTAGGAACTTTCCTTTATCGCTAAGCATGTCGGAAATCCTTATATGAGCTAGGAATATCTCCTCGTCAGATTGTGACTTGTCGATGAACTCCTCAAAAACGATCAGCCCATCCTCTATCTCTCCCGCACCCATCAGTGCGCATGCTAGGTTCCATAGTGTTCGCGGGTCTTCTGGCTTGTCCTTAGCATCTTGTTCTGCGATCTCAAGGTTTCGCTCATTCTTCTCCTCTCGTGCGCCATCTTCGTACAGGTGAAGTACGTCGATACCATCAAACCGCCTAATATCTAGCTGTCTGTTAGGGTCTGGTGCTTCGTGCAGTACCCCCTTCCATGTTACGCAGTCATCGTTCTTGAAGATGCGCTCCTTGTAGTGGACGACCACTGGGTTATTGTATTCATCAAAATCGTAGAGGTACGCAACACTATACGCGTCTACATCAGGGTTTTCTTTCAGTACGTCCCGTATCTTCTCGTAGTTTCGAGGTACATCGTCGCAATCTAGCCATGTCCAGTGCGTGTAATCCTCTGTGATCTGCTCCATTGCAAAGTTTCTTGCTGCCGAGAAGTCATTTACCCACTCAAAGTGACTCACGGTCGCCTTAAAGAACTTCGCTATCTCCTCACACTTCTTGTTCTCTCCGGTAATGGTAAGAAAAATGCCGTCAACGTGTGGTGCGGCGTGTGTAAGACATCTTTTTAGCAATTCAGCCTCATCATCTGAGGCTTTTACGATCATTGAAAGAGCTATTTTAGGTTCTTGCATATTAAATTGAATGGGTTATACGGAAAACAGGAAATTTCTTGAGGAACCAGCTGATCCCTTTTGTTGTTCTTAGCCAATCGTACTCGTCCTTGTGTAGCTGAAGTCTGAGTGCCATTTCAAGGGTCTCGGGCCACTCGGCAAGGTGACGCTCGATAATATCTGACCCCTGCACCTGTGCGAACTTGTTGGACACGCCGTCTATCTTCCTCTTCTTTTGCCTCATTACGCCCTTAAAGTCCTCAAACTCACTAGGGAATAGTCGTATGTACTCCTTTACGACACCCACAACCTTTTTCTCAGTACCCGTGCCGGACTCGTGTTTATCTAACCACCTCCTTGCATCACTGACTTGATTTTTTTTCATAATGTTTAGCTCATCCCTCCCCGCCCGAAGACGAGGAAAAGGAACCAATCATTAGTCCTTATCGAACCCACTGGCGAACCAGTTAGAATCTTGGTTTTGTACCTCTAGCGTCATTTTACCTGCTACCGCGTAGAAGTCGAAGTCACCGTCACGAGCAAGTTCCGTATCGATGTACGGCATCTTGAGGAAGGCAAGAGCGAGTTTACTTGGGTTCACAGCCAATACTCGTCCAGTAGCATCAGCAGATTGCTGTAGGTACCGGTGAGTGTTGATCTGCAGTGTTCCAAATGCAGTTTGGTAAGTTGACACAGTACGAACGATAGTCGTTTGTCCTGCGGCGTTGTTTACCACAACGTTACTCTTCTGTGTGAAGTCATCCGTCTTTGATCGAAGGAATGATCCCATGTGAAGTTCTGTTGCAATATCTCCGTTAGAGTTATCCCAGTTGTCACGCATCAATCCATCAAGAATTGAAGCACTCCATGCTGTCCCAGAAGTATGTGCAGTAGTGTTTGAAGACTTAGAAATAGCCTCGATAATACCACTCATCTTTGGAGCTGTACCTGAAACACCAGATACGAGTGTTGAACGTACAAGGTCAAACTCTGCTGCGTTAGCAAATTCTGCTAATGCTTTTTGTGTTTGACGTTTTAGTTCGTCTTGACCATGGTAGTGGTCAATTTCTTGCTGAGTTCGTGAAACCTTGAAAGGAATCGCGATGTTCTCAACCACGTTAGTTAGACGTGAAGGGGTTGATCGTTCAAGAGCTGTGTAACTTTCACCTTCACCAACAGCTTGAGAAGCTGCTGTAGCGAGTGTGTCCGTTAGGTAGTGGTGAACTGTGTCGATTGCTTTTGTTCGACCAAGACGCGTAAGGAAATAATTTTCCTTTGCTGTCAAGATCTCGACTGCGTTCATTACTACATCTTCTCTTGCCGATACGTCCCCGTAGGACATTAAAGTTCTTGTATCAGCCATATTTGTAGATTACGGCTGCACACCAGACTATTTACCGAAAATAGCACTTACAGTGGCATCTACGGCCATCTTTTGAGCCGCCTTAGGGTTCTCGTTCACGAGTTCTCTGGCTTTGCCCATTGCGTCTGTTGCACTGCCTAGTCTTGAGTTAGGTTGTAAAACCTTCTTCTGCTGCGACGCTTCGTCCTGAGCCTTTACTTTCTGAAAAATGTCGGAATCTGCTACCTCGGTCAACGTCTTTCCAGTCGTTCCCTTGAGTTCTCGCAAAGTGTCCATATGTGGCTTGAGGTCTGGGTTTTCCGATAGAAAACGTAGTTCCTCCACTTGCTTCTGTAGATCATCGGTCGGTGAAACCACACTTGGTTCCTCCGCCTTTTCCGGCACTGCACTTGTTTCGTTGTCCATATTGAGTTTGTTTAAGGCTTCATCTAAGTCGCCTCCAAATTGTGAAGCTACTCTTTCTGCCAGTTTTTTATATTTACCAGCCTCTCCTACGAAATTCTGGGTTTCTTTAATGGCGTTGAGAGCGTCTTCGGCAGATTTGTACTCTTTACCGAGTGCTTGTGAGATGGCGGTTCTCACATCATCAGATGATTCCGGCGTGGACTCGCCGCTTTCTGACTCTTGACTAGTATCAACAGCCTTGCTGCCGTCCGCTGAGCCGCCAAGCTCCTCGGTGAGGGCATCTAAGGGAATGTCTCCACTCATACACAGTTGTTAAAGTGATTTACTGGGGTCATAGACCCACGGAGAGGGCTTTGCCCTCCTACGCGGAGTTACGATCCGTAAACCTCACGATCATTTCTTCTTCCTGAACGCGGTTAAACGCTTGTTTATTCTCGCCGACGACTTCCACGAACCTATAGAGTTCATCTAGCCATTCCACCACGAGGTCTGTGGCAAGCTGTACCGCCTTTATCCTAAGCATGAAGTCATCCGGTGATGTTTCGCCTGTTAAGTCAATCCTAGAAATATAGTTTTGCTTAGCAAGACTTCTCAGTAGATCATCTCGTACTGTTTGCCACGCTTCTGATGAGAGCAGACCCTTCAGCTTGTCGTGCTTTTGGATCAGCTCACTGTCTTCTTTGCTTAGTCTTTCGGTCATAGTTTTTCCGTATTTGTTATGCGGTCTACTCGCTTAGCCATTGTTCTGAGTGGCTGGTTTAGTACAGAATCTTCTCGCTCTTGTGTCGAGCGGAGCCTCTCTACCAGGCTGGGGCGTTTGCGTTTACGAGTAAGCCTGCTTTGAAGTGTACTCATACTGTTGTTGCTCCTTGCTGAATCGTGGCTGCACTAGGTAGAGGAGGTGTCCCTGTCGGTGGGCCTGCTTGGCTAGGAACCTGACCCGCTGTCGCGTTCTGTACTCCTCCTGCTGTCTGCCCCTGAGCTGCTGCCAGTAATTGCTGTAGTTCTGGTGGGGCCTGTTCTTTTCTAAGCTGCGATACATCTAATCCCATAACATCGTATATTTGTTCGAGGATTAGTCGCGGGTCAAGTCCTGAGTCTGGTGCTGCGGATACGGTTTGCAGTACAGAGATAAGGTTCTGCACGAGTACAGACTTGTCGATCTCTTCGTTCGTAATGAATACCTTGAGGTCGTACTGCGTAAAGTCTGGCTTATCCGTTAGCTTGAAGAACCGTTGATCTTTCTGTGCCTTTAGCTTCGTAAGCATTTTCTCCTGCATCTTCCGAGCCTTATCTATATCAAACAGTCGTCCTTCGCTGTTCATCTTACCGATCTCTTTGGCCAGTAGGCTGTTTACAAGGTACTTATCCGTCTCCTGTAAGTCTCTAATATCTCCTGTTACGCGCAGTATATCATCTCTTTTAAGATTACGTGCAATGATCGGTAAAATCTGCCGTGTCATCCACCTCTGCAAGAAGAATCCTACCTGTTCCTTTACCTTCACGAACTCGCTCTGCGCTCCTCGACTAGCAAGCACTGCGTTCGTCGCTGGAGTAGATGCTGGTAGTTGCTCGCCTGTTACAGACTCGAAGGCACTTGTAACTCTTTGCGCCCATGATCCCGCTGTTTCTTCGTCTCGGTAACTAGCTGCTGACGCTTCCTGTACGATCATCTGCTCAATATCTCCCATGTCCTTTACCTTCACAACTCCGTTAACTGTTAGCCGTGAGAGCATGCTTTGTGTGATTCCTGAGTTTGCACGAACCTTGAACAGCCCTAACTGTGAAACTCTTGCCCTTGCTATACGGATGTTTACGGTTGTGTTCATCCAAAGTTGCATCCACATCACCTTTTCCGCTACACCTCGACCGTACCAACGAGACTTAACACGTTTGTACCAACATTCCTCGTAAGGCTTCACCGGTCTACCAATTAGGTCAGCCTCTTTGTTTTCTTCGATAAGGTGAACCGCTCCTCCGCTATCCAGTCCAGATACAACTATGTGAGACTCTACCCACTTGTCCTTGTCACTTTCCTTTCCTGTAAGAAGGTCTTTCGGGATCTTACCCCAACGCTCATACACCTCAATAAGTGGCGTTGCTTTTGTGTTCCCTGCACTGTTTGATAGATCTCGGTCTGTTCTGTGGAGTTCTGTAGAGGCTACGATATCCTCTTTGTTCTCCCATCCGTCCATCGACATGAACTCCTCCTGCGTCATGAGCGACCGCTCGATAACGTCAGACTCTTGGATGTTCTCTGATGCTGGGTCAATATAAAAGTTTAGCAGGTCTACCGGTATCACCTTTGCATGTTTCTTGCCGTCTGATCCTGTGACCTCAATCGTTTTCCATACGGCTGTACCGTCAATAGCTACTGTTTGCTCCAAATCATCAAGTAATTGCCCAAATTCCATTTCTTCCAGTGAATTGTTCACAATCTGCCTCACAATAGAGGTCAAATGAATAGCGTCTGCCTTTTTCGCACGAATATTGATGTCTTTTGTATCAAGGTCAATGTTTTTTACCACCGTGTCCACTACACTCTCTGTAAGTGGTATCCAAATTTTCTTGTTGCCGTCTGATGGGTCATTCGGTTTATCGAATATCCCCCAGAAGTTCTTTCTGAGTTTCTTAATGAGGTTTCGCATGTGAAAGGCGATCTTATCGGTAACAAAGACGTTTGCGTCCTGCCACTCCGATACCTCTCGGTCTACCATTGTTATAATTTTGTCAGAAATATCCTGCTTAATCGGCATATTATGTGTAATCTTCGTTAAATAGGCTCAATTCCTCTTTATCCAAGGAAACGTCCACTGGGTCGTGAGAGAATATGGCGTAACGAAGTGCATCAAGTGCGTGATTATAGTCGTCAATAGGTACTTCATTGTTAGATTTACCGTCCCTGTCTTCTGGGTATCGGTACATTTCTATCTCTGAAATGGTATTTGCACACGCTGGGTTAATGAATAGCCTCTTTTCCTTGATTAAGGAACGTATGCGGTCAATACCTGGAACGATGCTTTTGTTTACCTCCCGAACATAGAGTCCTTCGTTCTCCATCTCCTTTATTCTATCAGGTTCAGCCGAATCAGGATAGAAGTAATTTACGCCATAATCGGACATAAAACGCTTACCCTGCAATATAATGTCTGCTGTTAGCTTCCCTGTTTCGTACCACTCATCTAATACATAAAAACGCTTATCTCTGTCTTGACCTATAGCCAAAACGGCTGATGGGTTGGTAAAACCAAAGTCGACTCCTACAAACACAGATGCAAAATGATCTGGCTTAGTCTTATTATACCATTCTGCATTAGTCTGCCTATCGAACTCTTTGTAAACAAGCCCAGTCATCTTCCTAAACTCCGCCATGTACTCTTGCTGGAACACGTCAGGGTTCCCCTTTTTCTTCACCTCGTCTATCTCCTCATCTGGTATGAGGGGGTTGTCGTAGCTTGTGAAATGGAACGTCGCCCAGCGCTCATCTGTCTGTGCTTCGGTGTAAACATCGTAGAGGTGGTTGAATCCCTTTGGTGTACCAATGAACCAACACCAACCCTGCGTCGTCAGTAGTGTAGGCCTAATAATATGCGAAAATACGTTGCTCTTCATGTCTGCGTACTCATCGAGGATACAGCCATGCAAACCCACACCACGGAGTGAATCAGGGTTATCTGCCCCTTTAATGTTGACTTTTGCACCATTCACAAACTCCACGGATAGCTCGGACTCATTGATCTTAGCTACCAGTACGTCCGGCAATACCCGCGCTTGGCTCTTCAGTAGCTCCCAAGCAATCATCTTTCCCTGCCTATATGTTGGTGCGATATAAAAGAACAGCCCGCCCCTTGTATCGAGAGCGTCTTCTACTAGCTTATTCACTGCTAGATATGTTTTACCGAACCGCCGACCGCACACAATAACCGCAAACCGTTTATTACAATCTATGATCTTCTGCTGGTTTACGTGCGGTGTCCACAGTTCTACATCAACCGTTTCCATATTTAAGGTCTAATACTTCCTTGCGAGTTATCCACAGGTCTCTGTTCGGCTTGTCCTTGTACGGGTGTTCCACGTGAGAGTCGTGATCCCATGCTACCGCTATGTTCTTGTTCAAGCATCCAAACGTAGCTCCCAGCTTGTGCATCTTGTACGCCGTGTCTACGTTCTCCCATCCAAACCCTCGCTCATCGTATATCTCATCAAATCCCTCTGCTTCTAATAGAAGTTTCCTTGGGGCGCACCCCCAGTCTATCTCCCATCGGTGGAAGTCTGTCTTCTCATCTGGCCAGAAGGGTCTCCAATCCCATTTAATATCTTTATTGTCGCCGTCTAGCTTCGTGGTCATTATGCGCCGTTCGTCTTGTATCTTCCCAACAGGTGCAGTGAAACACTTGGTCTTATCCTTTTGGTAAGCCTCCCAGAAGTTAATGAGTCCTGTAGGCATGATGCGTATCCAGTCTTGTAAGAACACAACCAGCTCACCCTTTGCTTCGTCGAGTGCTGTGTTCATCTGGTAAGCGAGGTCTGTGGTTTTACCGGGGACGGATAGTCTCGGTAGCCACTCCCATTCAATATCTGGATGCCCTGCCTTTTGTAGGGTCTTAAACGTAACCTCTAGTCCCTTCGGTCTAATACTTGGTGTTATAACACTTATTTGCATATAGATAATATTCCTTCCTTCATTTGCTTTGCGTACACGTACTCCGAGTAGTTCTTAATTACCCAGTCCCTCGTGTTCACTTCCTTGTCTTTCCACTTATTCACCTCATCTCGTATCCGTTCAACGCTTGGCTCAACGATTCCTCCAACTCCGCAATCTCGTATGTATTCAGAAGTCTTATCGCTATCAGCCATTACGATTGTTGGGATGTTACATGCCATCGCTTCAAGTACGGTTCGCTGTGATCCGCCGGTAGTGTGCGATGTAATCAAACAAGTACGACCCATGTTATAGATGAGTGCTGTAGATTCAGCGTTCTGATGGTGCAGGGTGGCTGTACCGTGCTTTTGCAGTGCTTCAATGACGTGTGGCTCATGTGGTTGCCAGAAACCGCAAGCAAGCCCCTTTTCTCCCATAGCTTCAGCAAATAGCTCATGGCGCTTCCATGCTGCCATCGTAGCAGGGAACACCGCATCAAATATCTTTGGTTGAGGCATTGGCCTGAATAGCTGAGTGTTTACTCCGAACGCTCGTTTAACATTCAGCCCTCGTGACTGGAAGTCTTTGAAGTATGAGTCCGACTCCACGAATACAATATCTGCTACGTTTTCGTGATCCCTGAATGGCCCACCGGTAAACGCTTGGGCTTTCGGTATGTCCACGTCCTTAAACTCTTCTAAAATTGGTCTTGAGAAGTCACAGAAGAATAGAATTGCGTCTGGCTTCCAATCAAGCACCGCCTGCTTCACGTTAGGCTGAAACTGTAAATCAAAGCCACACTCGTGAGGCATGGTGAATGTTTGCTCGTGCTTCTTGAAGAACTTGACCTCCCATTCCTCGCCTAAAATACCTATAGCCCGAAGAAAGCCATCCTTGTTAAAGAACACTGCACTCTTCTTGTTGTACCAGTCATTGGCTACTGCTAACCGCATATGTCGTTATTAAAGTGATTACCCAGCCTGTCTTTTGCCTCGCTAAACGCACGTTTCCACTCTTGTATCTCTTCTTCAGTATGTAAAACGACCTTCATGTCCCTGTAATGGATCACTACTTCTTTGTTCGGCATGCGGTATACCCTGATCCTGTTCGGGTTTCTTGCCGGAACTGGTGAGCATAGCTCGTCGTAATATGTTGTTTCTATCAGCCCCATACTATTTGATGCTACTAATCGCTTCTGCTAACTGCAAGAAGTCTGTTCGCCCCATCCCTAGTCTATAACGTCCATATTCTCCCCAGTGGCAATGTATGCTCTCTGCTAGTTCAATCCGTATACCGTGAGGCTTATCGGGGTTCTTGTATAAAAACTCTTGCGTCTCGTAATCAAAGTCCTCTTGCTCATAGCCTTCTGTAGCTTTCGGGAACGTCTCCTTCATCTGTCCGCCCTTCTCTGCTCGCATCTCATCATGTAGGTAAGGGACGAATACACTGTTCGTTACCTCTGTATGTGTACAAATGAACGCCTCCACAAACCTCTCTCCTGCTTCTTTGTGAGCCATAGTACGCTTGAAACCGTCTAAGAGGCGGTATTCCTTGTCCTCATCCCAAATATTATGCACCAGTATGGGTCGTATCTTTGCTGACTTCTTAATCAACCCCTTCAAGTATTCAATGCCTGCTTGATGCTCTTCCTTGGTCTTACCATCTCGTTCAACGTCAACATCCCATCCGTCTTCTGTTTCAAAGTGAAACTCATCGAACATGCTTAGTTTTTCTATTGGTATCCACCTACGCTTCATACAAGTTCTTTTATAATTTTACGCACCCTGTGGCGCGTGCAAGGAGCCGCTCTTGCCATCGAGCGCTCCGATGCTCCTGTTTTACTCATAGCGATAACTCTTTGTCTAATTCGCAATAGTCCGGGGCAGTCTTTTTGGCAAAGGTATGTTGATTGCTTTCGGATGTCTCTTTGCCTGACGCTCAAGTCCTTCTTGCAGTGCCTGCATTGTTTAGCCTCCCTTTGTAAACCAAGGACATAGTTATAGCACCTTCTGCTACAGTGAATATTCCTCGATAGTTTTTTGGGTATCCTTATGCCACAGCAGGGACACCTATACATAGTATCCGACTCCTTCATCAACACACCTAGTAGGTTTGCACCATTCAAGGAACAGTGACTCTAGGTGATCTCCGTAAGGGTTATCTTGTTTGTGAACAAGGTTATGATAGTACAAAGCAAGAAAGTGAGCCTCCTTGCTTGGTATCCAGAATCCGTTGTATTCCCTCCTGTCTGTTAAAAGTTTCTCTTCTATCTCTTTCGGGTAGTAGCCGTCTCCTGGGAAACGAACATCCACGAAGTCATAGTGTTCTGCGAAGAACAGCATCTCATCTTTATCCTCTAGAGAAACGAATATATCTATGTCGTCATGTGTTTCTGTTCTTTCTGGTAAATAGTCCCAGTTACGCTGAACCACATAGTTTAATCCTTCGATCTTCTCTAGGAATGATTGCCACATACTACTTCTTCTTTGTAGTCTTGCGCTTCCTCACTACTTTCTTAACTACTGGTGGCTTTGGTAGTTGATCTGCTACCCACTTATCAGCCTCCTCCTCTGTACTAAACCTATCCTGTTTCTTTACTCCGTCTATTTCAACGTAAGCAATGTATGTACCTAACTGATAAACTACTCCTTTTCTTATTTCCATATAATGATTATTTTTTACCTCTGATTATATTATACACCACCTCAGCATTCATATCTCCCTCAACTGTTTGAGTAGCCTTACCAATAAGCTGATCGCCAAGCCATGTAATCATCTTGGTGTCACCTGATTCTAACTTCTTCTGAATAGCGTTGTAGAACTTTCTCTTGTTCTCCTCTTTGTCCATGTACTGAACAAGCTCTGCTCGCCATCTAAGTTGTCCGGGTTTTCTGCCTGCTCCTTTCCTTTTTCCTCCCCATGTTTTCTTTTCCATATGATTTCTTGAATTGTTCAAGCTAACTCGTATTCAGCCATAGCCTTTTCTTCTGTAGCCTTAGCGGAACATCCTTTGTTGAACATAATTATCTTGCTCGTGCGGTAGGATCGTTACCCCCTGCGTTATTAGGTACATATGATGCTTTGGACTTGTCCCAGCATTCGTGACTGCAGTGTTGCTTGTGAAACCCTGGGTATGACACTGTATGCTTTTTTCCGCAAACATCACACTTAATGTCTTTGCTTTCCCTCATATGGTTCTAGTTTATCAAATCCTTATACTTTAGTAAAAGAAACTGTTTCTCTTGTTTGAGTTGACCATCTAGTTTGCTGTTCTTTAAGTCTTCGTCAGTAGCTTGTAAGTAAGCGTGCAGTAAGTTTATCTGCTTGTTGAAATGCTTCTTGTCTGCCCACCTACCTAAGCCATGATGCTTTTCACATAAGAGTATGCAGTTCCATGCTCTTTCCCTCCTTCTTCCCATTGTATGCTCTATGGTTATTCTTCCTCCGCATCTGGCGTATGGTTCTTTTCTTCTAACGCATTGTTGTGGTCTTTTCAGTATTTCTTCTAGTACGTTCTTGTTCATTGGTTTCATACTATGGTAATACCCCCCTATACTGTGCTATCATGTAAGCAAAGCCTTGGTGGGTTTGTAAGCAATGCCTGACAAGGGCGTTGTTTTATTTATGCCTAATGAGTAAAGCACAGACCAGGTCGTCGGGGGTAGGACGTTGCCTGGGTTTAACTTTAATCACTAGGTTAGTCTCGTATATTTACCTGTTACGCAGGGTATAGAACAGTTTTAAGACGTGGCTGATACTTGGTCTCATGCTGTGCATGTGATAGAGGGTGGGGCTTTGCTAGCCTCCCCTAGTTGCAGTTATGGATTGCCATAACCCCCTCTCAGATGAACATCATAGATAAACAAAAATCTCCTCTGTTATGGGTAGGATTTGCGAAGGCGTACAGTGCCTTAGGGCGAACCCTATCCTAGTCCATAACAAAAGAGACTTCTGTATCTTCACGCACTTACATTATGCCCCTTTATATGTTTAGTCTCTAGTGTATAACCTGTGTAATGTGTGGATAACTCTAGCATGGTATAATAACCCTACGTTCTTTTTCTACAATATATAGGCTCCCCACCGAGCCGGAAGCAAGATTGCGTCCCCCGTGGTCTTGTTTTTTTGTTCCGTACATGGTAAGGTCGTGGCGTATGAGTAATATATTCCAAGTACCTGCAACAATAAAAAAGATTACATCTATGCACGGGCGGTCATTACGCCTTCATGTAGACACTCAAGAGAATCTAACTGATGAAACGATGAGCCGTGTTATGTCCTTACTGGATAAGTACGGTCACTTTTGTTTTCTGGAGGATAGAGAGATAGACACCCTCGACCTTGTAACTATCCCTCCACTACCTTCTAAAGAGAAGGGAGAGAAAAGTAAGTCACAACGCTTACGGGCTGTTATGTATCTTGTAGCAAAGCAAAGGGGCGTGGACACCGAGCTATTTTACAATCAGCAGATGGAGTCCTTAATAGAAAAGTATAAAGAGAAATTAGATTAGTATGCACGAAGAAGTAAAGAAGTACCTATCAGAAAGAAACAGAAAAGCCGTTAAAGCACGTTGGGCAAAGACTACACCAGAAGAACGAAAAGCCGTATCAAAGAAGCTAAACGAGATTAAACGGAAGAAGTTATCCCCAGAGTCTTGACGGCTGTTACCGTGCATGGTACGGTGTAGACAGATGAGGGATTAACCTCGACTTAACCACAACATATGGAATATACATATGCAACTGCCTCAGACTTTAAGAGGCGACAGATCAAAACAATGGCTGACTTTCACACTCGGCAACTGGCAACGATAATGAACGGATTGAAGATGCCAAGGTGCGAGAAATGCGGTGAACATTCACACATTGTAAACCTACACGGAGATAATCCTTGTACAGCGTGTAACGAGTAATATGTCTACTCACATACACGGAGACTGCAACGGATGTGGAAGCGACCATGACGAATGGGACTGCCCACTGCTTGCAGAAACAGGGAAGGAATGTACAGACGATGATTGCAAAGAGGCATACGAAGTAACAGAAAGCTATGAGTATGACCGAGCAACCATTCATCAGTCATGAATATAAACGAGCCTTCTTTATAGATATGCTGGATTTATCTGATAAACAGGTAGCGTCCATGCCCTATACAAAGGTTCGTAACAAATTCAGGAGGGAATATAAAAAACTATTTGACCACTTATATTATGAAACTATCAGAAGTACAAGCGAAACTAAAAGCACCTAAAGGACAGACAAACACATTCGGTAAATACAAGTATCGCTCATGCGAAGACATACTTGAATCACTTAAACCTGTATTGAGCGGTAAAGCCTCTATCACTATTACAGATGAAATCGCTCTAGTCGGTGACAGGTACTACATAAAAGCAACAGCAACGTTCAAGAGTGACGAAGAAGAGGTATCTGTTACAGGGTTTGCGAGAGAAGCAGAGAATAAGAAGGGAATGGATGCCTCACAGATAACTGGTGCAACGTCCTCATACGCTCGAAAATACGCCCTGAACGGCTTATTCGCCATAGATGACACGAAGGACGCAGATACCAAAGATAACTCAAAAGAGGGGCAATTCAACGAAACACATCAGCAGAAACTCGACAGTATCAATACTACCGAAGCCCTGAAACAATATTGGGAAGCAAACCAATTCCTAGGATCAGCGTTTGGAAAAGCAATAACAGCACGAAAGAAACAGATTGAAGATATTGAAAACGCCACAAAAGACGTATGATAATACACGACGCAACCGAAGAGGTAGATGAACAACCCCCAGAACGCGATGAGATTGAGGAGAACGTACCCAACGATGAGCCAAATAAAACAGATTTTTCATTAAAACTAGACTTATGGAGCTGATAAAAGACAGTGTAAATAGCATAGTAGAGGCAATTTCTGACATGGACTTGCCACAAAAAGTAGAGTCCTTAAACTATATCCGGGCAGCTCTTCACAAAGTGAGTCCGTTCAAAGATGAGCCTGTAGACAATATTCGGTGGGTTCGTAATGAGGAGGTAGTGGCAAATGACTACAACCCAAACAGTGTAGCTACACCAGAGATGAAGTTACTTAAGTTATCTATCGAGGAAGATGGGTACACCCAACCAATAGTTACATGGTCCAAGGATAGTCAATTTGAAGTTGTTGATGGATTCCATAGAACAAGGGTATGTAAGGAATATGAGGATATAAAGGCCAGGGTACATGGGTATATTCCAATTGTTGTGGCAAATGAGGATAGGCTCGACAGGGGAGATAGAATAGCGTCAACCATAAGACACAACAGAGCTAGGGGTAAACATGGCGTGGATTCAATGTCTGACATTGTTGTTGAGCTGAAGAGAAGAAACTGGAGTGATAAAAAGATAGGTGAAAAATTGGGTATGGATCAAGACGAGGTATTGCGACTTACACAAATAACTGGATTGATAGAGATGTTCCGTGATAGGGAGTTTTCTAATGCGTGGATACCAGAGGAGCTAAAAGAAGGATATGAACAAATCGATTAAAAAAATATACCACCCATATTGGATGTGGGAGGAAAATAAATACTGCATTTGGGACAATAAAAGCAATGAAGGAGTCCAAACAAGGAAGGCCTTTAAGGTTATGAGTAATATGAACGTGTGGGAACAGTGGATGAGGAAAGTAACAAAGGAGTGGAAATATTCGTGTGAACATAATCTTTCAGGGTCAGGTGTTGGGCGAAGATCGTGGCTAGGGTGGGCCGCTGTAGCGTATGCCACAAGTGTACCTAGTGATATTACAAGAATAGCGTGGGGAGGATTAAGCAGGCAGCAACAAGAAAATGCGAATATGATAGCAACAAAAATAATAAAAGATTGGGAATCAAACTATGCCAAAAATATACATAGATAAAGATGTCTACACCGCCGGTGTAGAGAGAGTGTCTTATACATTTGATAATTTTGAAAATATATATGTATCATTCTCTGCAGGGAAAGACAGTACTGTGATGTTGCATATGGTAGCCGATGAGGCAAGGAGAAGGAACCGAAGGTTTGGAGTATTATTGGTTGACCTTGAAGGACAATACAGATTAACGATAGACCACGCAGAAGAAATACTAAAAAAGTACGAAGATGTAGTCGATATATATTGGGTGTGCCTTCCGATTGCATTAAGAAACGCTGTCAGCGTGTATGAGCCTAAATGGATATGTTGGGATGAGGACAAAAAAGACGATTGGATAAGGACACCCCCAGAGGGTGCTATAACAGATATTTCACACTTCGAATTCTTCAAGAAGGGTATGGAGTTTGAAGAATTTGTACCGCTGTTTGGCGAGTGGTACGCCAAAGGAGAATCATGTGCATGTATGGTTGGCATAAGAACAGATGAAAGTCTAAACAGATACAGAACAATAGCGAGTAACACAAAAACAAAGTGGGAAGATAAGCCATTTACGACAAAGGTTACAGATAATGTATATAATGTTTACCCTATTTACGACTGGAAAACAGAGGACATTTGGACTTACCATGCAAAGAACGGGGACAGGAGGCATAATGAATTATATGAACTCATGCATAAGGCTGGTGTCTCTCCCTCTAACCAGAGAATTTGTCAACCTTACGGAGATGACCAAAGAAGGGGATTGTGGCTATTCCACCTTATTGAACCCTATACATGGTCAAAGGTAGTCGCTAGGGTGAATGGTGCTAATTCTGGTGCACTATACGTTCAAGAAACAGGCAACATAAACGGGTATCACAAAATAAAGAAGCCAGAAGGTCACACATGGAAAAGTTTTGCTACGATGTTTTTAGAGTCGCTTCCGCCAGCAACGAAAGAACACTATGAAAATAAAATACTACTTTTTAGGAAGTGGTGGATAGAGAGAGGATACGCTCCCGACATACCAGATGAAGCCGACTATCAACTAGAAATGAAAAGGGATGTCCCTTCATGGAGAAGGGTGTGTAAAACACTTCTTAGGAATGACTACTGGTGTAAGGGATTAGGTTTTAGCCAACATAAAAGCGATGCGTACAAAAAGTATCTCGAACTAATGAGGGCCAGGAGGGAAAAGGAAGAATATAATATATGATAGTACACGATGTAGTTCAGGGTTCTGAGGATTGGTTCGCTTGCAGGATCGGTAGAATGACCGGATCACATGCTCAAGAAATCAGTGCAAACGGTAAGGGGCTCAACACCTACATTTACAAGATACTAGCAGAAAAGTCATCTGCCGAAAGAGAAAGCTATACCAATGAACACATGCAAAGAGGAAATGAACTAGAACCTGTGGCACGAGGCATTTACGAGCTAGCCATGAATACACAAGTAAAAGAGGTTGGATTCATTGAGCATGACGAGTATTCAGGGTGCAGTCCAGATGGGTTGATAGATGAGGACGGGGGTATTGAGATCAAATGCCCCTCCGATCCCGTATACTCCAGGGTGCTGATAAACCGGAGGCCTGATTCAAAGTATGCTTGGCAATGCCAGATGGCTATGATGATAACAGGGCGTAAATGGTGGGATCTGGTGTACTTCAACCCGAACTTTGAACAGTCCATGACCACGTTCCGTTTAGAAGCGGACGAGGAAAAGCATGAGAAACTACGTGCAGGGCTGGAGAGGGGAAAGGAACTAATAAAAGAAATAACAAGTAAATTATGAACTTAACAAAAAAACTAGCAACAGTATTGATCGGAACAGTAGGAGTAAACCTTATTATCGGAATCATTGATCCGTACCTAACACTAGAAGCATCTAACATTTGGTATTCGCTTATCGGTGTATCTTATGTAGTAACTGGTATATGGCTACCTATCAGAATCTTAAACGACAAGTAATATGCAAAAAGAAAAAATAACACTACCTAAAAAGTACACAAACAAACAGGGAGAAGAGAAGACGTTTTGGGCAGAAATCGGGAGTATCACAACATTCGACAACGGAGATAAGATCATGGAGCTAAATCACCTGGACGAAACCTACAGGATATTTCCTATGGATAGAGCAGAAAAACCTAACACAGCTCAATCTGAAGCCCCTCAGTGGGAAGGGAGAGAGCAAGCAAGGCAGGCGGTTCAGGGAGACGATATAGATTTAGAGAACATTCCATTTTAATATGAGTACGAGAGCGAAGGGGCGCAGACGTGAAGTGATGGCAAGAGATGAACTGATAGAACAGGGGTTCGAGGTTCAACTTGCACCAATGGCTAGTAGATGGCAACGGCAAACAGATATGTTTGGGCTGTGGGATCTTGTAGCTGTTCGCCACGACACAGTTCGCTTTATACAGGTGAAGTCCCGAAAGATATACGGGAAACAACTGCTACCCTTCCTCTCGTTCAAATGTCCTCTTAATTGCTCCCGTGAAGTATGGACGTATAAAAAAGGGGAATCAGGGTTTACTATTCAATATCTGTAACCTCCTCCAAGTTGGACACGACAAGCATGGGAGTACGGAAACTTTAGACCGGGCATATGCATGCATACGCTCGCTCTCTAGTAGAAGCTCACTCTCTTGTCCAGCTT